GGATAACCATCCTGAGCAAAACCGACAAAAATATTTGCGTCACTTACATCTGTTACTGCGATGCTAGTTTCAAAATACCATTTGTTAGTTGATAAGTATTGCCAAACCTCTGGGCCTGCAACACCTTGGATTTCACCAGCTGCAGGAGCATTATCTCCTTGTCTTAACCATCCACCAGCATATTGTGCTAGTTGAAAGTCAGATCCACCTGTTGATGTGACTGACCAATCACTTGCGTTGTAGATTGTAAAGTCATTTTGATACGCTTCTTCTTGTTCGTATCCACCTGTAATAAGAGGTTGTTTGATTCCACTAAATACAGAAGAACCTCCATCTTTTCCTACTACGTTAGTAACTCCATTTTTAAAATGTGTTGTCATATAATCAGCGCCTCCTTTGCGCCAGTTATTTTCACTAAGAAGAAAATAACCAATTTATAACTTAGTTCTTAGTGTGACTTTTATACAATAGTTTTTAGTAGAGCGCAAGAGAGCCTGCAGTGTGGATTGGATTTTTCCAACGATGTAGCTTTTTATTAAGTAGCTACAGAAACTTGTGGAGCAGCGTCTTCCACCTTATTTAACAGATGCTCTTTTTTAGCCTCTGCTAATTTTATATGGCTAATTACTTCTCTGACTCTTCGGTCAATCTTAACCATGTTGAGAGTATATCTACCCTCTTTAAGATGCTCCTGCTCCCATTCTAGGTCCAGACCCTTTTTCTTCGTGTAAAGGTCGTTTAGATGTTGTTGCATCTCCATCGATAACCTCCTCATAGGTTATTCTATTTACTCTTGGATCCATCATTTCTCCAAGATGTTCCCATTTTATATCACCTTTTCCCAATCTGTCAACAATAGAATTTTCTATGTCTAAAGGACCATCTAGACAAGTAACAGTAAAATCTGCGTGATATTGATAGGCATTAATTTGAACTCTGAATTTTTTAGGGTGCATTTTTCCTTTCTATTTTGTGATTGTGGCGGGATTGTGTCCCGCCACAAAAATTTAAATATTAAGCACCTGGTGATGCAAATATACCTCTAGGGTCAGATACACCAAATACGTATCTTTCTCTAGCTTTGTATCTTACGTTACCAGTATCGAAGTCACCTTCCATTTTTGTAGTCAATGGAGCTCTTTCAAAATGCTTCATACCATTTGGCACATCTGTGATTAGATAGAACGCATCAGTGTCAGTTAAGAAATTGTTAACCACATATCCTTGTGGAACCATTCCCATAGATCTGATTGCATTGATATCATTATCAGCAGTTCCAACTCTACCTGCAGACTTCATAAGTCTTTCAGCAGTAAATTGTAATGCAGATGGAATGATCATCTTCTGCGCTCTAGCAGCGATTTTTAAACCTCTTTCATCAGTAAGCGCTGCAATGTCAATCATTGATTGCTCTAATGAAGTTTCGTTTAAGTCCGCAGCTGTTGCCAATGTATTACTGAAAGTTCCAGCAATAGTTGGGTGAGCTGTATTGAAAAGAGTTACACCGTCACCTGAGTTAAAACTTCCTCCAGGTAGACCATTATTAAGTGGGTTAACTGCTTTTACTTGTTTTGTTTGAGCCATAGATCTTGCTAAAGCTTTTGTGTATCTAGAAGCAAGTCTGTCATACAGGTTGTCCTCAATTGCTTCCTCAGTGATCGCAAACGCTAACGCAATTGTTTCGTTTGTGTATCTTGCTGTGAAAGTTTCTTGAGCTTGATCGTATCTTACACCAGAACCTTCCGGTTTAACTGATGCTTGAGCGAATCCTGATAACATAACTTCTTCTTCAAAAGCTCTGTCAGATGACTCAGTAGTATAAATTTCAGCTGACTGATTTTCATACTGTTTGTATTCCAGGCCAAATAGTGCATTTAAACCTGGCTCTAGTTCTTTAACTAGTTGATTACGTGATATAGCCATGATTATAAACCTCCTATTATATCCCTGCTACGTTGTTTCCTAAGATATGTTCATTGATCATAACTCTAAGAGCAAAGCCCTCAGCGCTAGTATCAGAATGATCAGGATCTCTGGAAACTCCGATGATTTTTAATTGGGCGATTGAACCACTTGTTGTAGCCGAAATTTTTGATTTCGAAATAAACAGTGGAGTCACCCCAACGTCTCCCACTTGATCCGCGCAGCCGCCTACTTCGTTCTGATTAAAAGAAGTGTCAGCAGACATAATCTCATACATTTGTTGAGGGTTGTCTGTAACAAATGCTACTATATCAGTCGCAGTATTACTAGCCGGTGAAAAGTTTTGAAACGTTGGCTTATTTGTAGTTGCATCAGTGTAAAACACTCCGTTCAGTGTACCCAGATTGTTTGTATCTGTGTCTCCTGAAGCGAGTACAACACCGTCTGCAGTTAATTGCACCATTGCTGCGTGCGAAATTAAAGCAGAAGAAGCTGCAACACTGTACTCAGAAAGAGCCATGTTGTTGTACGCTTGACCAACCATTTTAATGGGTCTGAATCCAAACCCAACTGTTGACGCATTAGCCATAGTTGTTTTCTCCTTATGTGACCTGTCCTTGCGGACCTCCAGTCACGGTTAATGTTTCATCGCTGGTTTGAATTGTTAAAAATTTTTAACTTTTCTTGCCACCGAAGGTTGTACGAGATTGTCTATCAATATCGATAGGCATTCCCTTATGCTGCTCCTTCAAAAGATCGTTGTCGATTGCTGTCATTTGATCTTGAGATTGTTTTCTATAATATTCCTCTCTTGATCTAGCGATCTCTTCCGGTACCCTAGTCAGCACTAGGCCTCCGTGCCCGATAACCCCTGCGTATTTGCCATCTGCGATTGCTGGAAAGTCGTCATCTGGATATTCATCTGATCTTACTAATTCATATCCGGACCTTAAGCGTCCTTGTATGTTTTTCGTATCAACGAATCCTAAAACTTCAATCCTGACCCATCTGTGTCTGAATCCTTCTGGCGCGTTGGGCGTATCTAAGTACGATGGTGGAGACCAAACTTTTGGCTGTTGTTTCGGTTTAACCGTTTTAGCCTGTGAAACTACTTTTGTAGTATCACTTTTTTTAGTTTGACTCGCACGAGTTGGTTGTTCTTTTTTCATATGCCTATACCTCCTTCGTGTTCATAAGTTGCTTCGCATACTCTTCTAGTGGCACACCTAATTTTTTAGCTATTGCTACTTGAGAAGATGTGAGTCTCACTCGCTTTGGACCAGTCTTTGAACTACGCGTTGCAGATGCAACGTTCTGTGTAGGTTTACTAGTCTGTTTTTCTACAGTATTACCAAATTTGTGGGGAAATTCAAGTCTTATTCTTTTGTCCACTTCTGCATAATATTCATCAGATTGTGGGTCCATCCCCTCTTCTTCAGTAAGTTTTCTGTGTAAATCAAAAGCCGTGTAGGTCATAGCATTATCTGTGCCAAACCATTCATTTCTTTCAGCCCAAGCCTCTGCTTTTGGATCTCTAGCAGGTTGTGATTGTGTCGGCGTTTGTACTGGTTGTGTTGTTTTTTCTTTAGCTGCTGTTTCTTGCATTTGATGTGCAGTTTTTAATTCAGCTAATTTACCTTGTTCATAACCAAGTTGAGAGATAGCAGTCAAAGCTTCCACTTCAGCTTTAGCATCTTCATTTAATCTTGCAGTTTTTAATTTTTCTTGAGCTGCTGCAAGAGAAGAAGAAATTCTACCTTCCATTTCTGTAGCATAGTTTTTATCTAAAGACGTAGATTTAGCTTCAAATTGATCTCTTTCTTTTTTAACTCTTTGTGCAAAAGCAAGAGCTTCTTCTCGTTGTCTCTCTGCTTCACGCATTTTTTTAGTTAATTTAGCTATTCTTTTTTTGACCCCTTCAGAATACTCTTCAACTGCTTTAGTGTTATCCGGTTGTTTATCACTCCCTTCTTCACTAGTTGTTTGTTCAGTCGTGTCCTTTTCCATTTGAACATTAGACTGCTGATCAGATTCCTTAGATGAATCAGTGGCGCTACCACCGTCTTCAAGTTTTGTTTCACGTTCATTTTCATATGTTTTATCTATTTCTTTATCTGTTGTTTCTTCTATTGGCAGTTCGACATCTTGACCCGGACCGGATGTATCAATGTCAACTGTTTTTGGTTCTTTATCTTCTGGCATAGTTTCTCCTTATCTATGTTAAAATTCGTGGAATATGTCTTCAGGGTTTTCCACGGTTGCTAAGATTTCATCATCATTGAGAAGTCTTATCTCACCCCCGTCTATTTTAATTCGTGATCCGGCATATCTTGCAAATATAACCCAATCACCTTTTTTACACCAAGGACCTTCTGGATATCTTTCTTTATCATAGCAGTGTGGTCCCATTCTTAAAACTAACCCACAAGTTGACGCTACTTGTGATCGTTCTACTGTTTCGTCTGCTAATAATATTCCGCCTTTAGTTTTTTCTTTTTGTTTAAAAGGTAAAACTAAAATTCTCCAACCTGTTGGTTCAGGAAGTTTTGATGATTCGTCTATGTCTTTTTTAACACCGACTAGTTCTTTATTTGGGAGAACTATCTTTTGGTTTGATGTTGATGACTGTTCCTTCATTTTCATTTTGCTCCTTTTTATTTAGCAGGCTGGATATTTCCTGACTGAGATACTGATATGTTCGTATCTGTCCTAACATATACTGGTATTTTTCCATATTGTCAACACCACCAGATGCCATTGCAGACACTACATCATCGTGTCTCATTTTAATTATTCTTCTAATTTTTTCTATGAATATCATGTCGTCCATTATTTCTTCCTTTTTTTATCAACACCTTTTATTTTACCTTTATTTTTTGATGCATAAAATACAGCCTCAGCTTTTTTCTTGCCGTATTGTTTTTTCATCGACTTCATTATTTTTTTACCTTTATCTGTTAGTGGCATTATAGTTGTGCTCCTTTTTCTGGTTCAAATTCTTCTAACACTTCAAGTTTTTCTTTAGCGTTAGCTATCTTTTCTATTTGTTTATTTACTTCATCTATATGTTGCGGATGCTCTCCAATACCTACAGAATTACTTAGGTATATATTTGCTGTTGCATCTGCTTCTGCTATTTCAGCTTCATATTTAGCTTTTAGTGCTTCTAGTATTGCTCTTCGCATTTCGTATTGACTCCTTTCCTCTTTTAAAAATTGCAGCGACTTGTCTTTTTCCCATAACTTTGGCACGCTGTTCTCCAACAGTTAATATTTGAATTTTTCTAGCAAACGGTTTAGAAATCTTTTTAACTTTCGCCACCGTCTTACGCGCGTCCGTCGGCGTTGCGAACTTAATTCCAACAGTGTCGCGTGGGTTTTCATCAGTGTAAAGCCTTCTACCATATTTTTTACCAGGGTGTTTACCCGTTCCTTTTTTAGGATCTTTTGCCATATTTCTCCTTCCAATACTTGGCTCTCTCCAGCTTTCTAACTCTATATTCTAATTGGTCAATACCAAATATTTTTTTAAAAAATTCTATTAACATTTCCATCTTCTACGAGCCTGTCTTAATCTTGAGTTAGGATCTCTCGCAGCTTTAGGAAACTTCTTCATTTGACCTGCGCTTCTTGCACAGTATGATTTACGTCGTTTAGCAGCTTTAGATCCTGGTTTGACTTTGCCAGTGACCGCTGTTTTTAGTTTAGAGCCAGGATTCATTCTTCTATAGGCTTTGACCCCAGCTTGTGTCATACCCGCGCCCGACTTAGTCGAACGAAAATTTTTTTTATTTCTTGCCGGCATGTTGTCTTGTTTTCTCATTATACCAAACCTCCCATGCTCATGCTTTTTCTTTTTGCAAAAGTTTTTACATTAGTCGGTTTTCCACCAACACCTTGTGCTTTACTTCTCTTTCTTGCAACAGCAGAACGCCTTTGCGATTCTGTCATTCGGGCGGCTTTTGCAGCAGGCACGCATTTGGGGTATTTTCTTTTTGATCCACTTGCAGATTTTCTTCCACATTTGTTAAAACCCCCACCTTTTTTCTTGGAACCTATATCGACCCAGTCTTGTTTGAACCATTCTTTTAAGCCCGCCATTTTATTAGTAAACTTTTGTTACCTTTCTTCTATTTGACATGACGGCTCCACAACCTCTAGCGATGCCACCATTTTTTAAACCTTGTCTTTTTAGTCTAGCTGTAGCTTCAGATAGTCCACCACCTGCTCTCATAATTCTACCACCCATCGCTTTACCTGCTGGCTTAGGTCCTTTGAAGTCTTTTCTTTTAACTCCAGAAGGATCTTTAATTTTACCTGCACAAATTTTAGAAGCGTAGGCATTAGCGTATGCACTGGGATATACGGCGAATTTTCTTTTCGCTGCAGCTTTACCTCTAGGACATAGTTTAGTCATTATCTTTTCCTCGCTGTTTGTTTTGCTCTTGCAAAGTTAGCTGCTGTAGGCGCACCTTTAGCACCTTTCTTTCGCATCTTACCTCCACGCTTTCTTTTAGCGTGGATATTTGCATACAAACCTTTTCCAGCCATTATCTTTTTCTCTTCTTTGCTCGGCCGCCTTTTTTAGCAACCATTCTATTAGGATTAAAGCCCATTTTTTTTACGGCTTCTTTTCCTTTTGCAGTCTTAGCCATTTTTGCTAATCCTTTGTTTCGACTCATGCTTATTGCTTTTGCCATGTTTTTTCCTTTATCGTTTAACCTCTTTTCCGCAAACTGCACAAACTCTAATATAAGTATCTTCAACTTTTATAGCTATAAAAGTTTTGCAGTTACAGAATAACTGTTTTATTTTTGTGATAATTTTTTTAATCATTATCTATTTATTTTTCCAGATTTTTTAGCTTTGCTTCCGAATCTTCCATAAGACTCATCTCTAGAAGCTTTTAATTGCTTCTTAGTTCTTTTCTTACGGATTCTCATAGCGATAGATTCATCTTTTCTAGCTTTGTATCCTTGTTTTTTCTTACCTACTTTTCCACCTTTTTTAAACATAGCACCACCTGCCATGCCCATATCTGATGGATAGTAACCAGATCGCATATCTTTTCTAGCTGTAGACATTCCTCCGCCTCTCATAGCTTTTCTCATAACGCCGCCACCCATGGCACCACGTCTGTTTGCAACCTGTGTGTTATATCTTGGATTTGCCATTTTTTTCTCCTTATTTTTTTCCATTACGGAAAATTTGTGTTCCCTTTATACCATAAATACTCGCAACTACAAGGATCCAAAGATTTGTGAACCATGACGGGAGCTGCGAAAACATCTCGAAGAACAATTTTACCTTGTCCATAGCAGTCGGGTCGTCTGATATGACTGCGTATGCAAGCACCAACACGGGCAAACTGAGAATTATCAAAACTGCCTCGTCTTTCCAGTCTGATTGTCGGGCTTCTAGCAATTTACCCTGGTATTGCTCCTCACCACGGGCCATTTTTTCTGCGTGCATTAATTGCGCGTCAGACATTGCCATTTTTGTTCGCTGCTTGTTAGCGTAAATCTTACTTCCAGCAGAAACGGCTAATTTAATCGCCGATAACCACATGATTTAGTACCAAGTAGCCTTAACAGGTTTTTTATCAGGTCTCAATCTTCGAGTACCCTTTACATCCACAACTTGTGACTCTTGTGGGTTAGTTGTTTCGATAACGATGCCGCCTTGTTGCATACCATCTTTATCTGCACCTAACTCAGGAGTAACTTTTGGATTATTTGTGTTATTTTTTTTCATATCTTCTCCTTATACTATCTTTTTGGCCCTTTCAAGATCTCTACATCAGCCATTTTCATTAAATCGTTCTCCATTTTAGCTGATTGAGACATCATTTGTTTAGTTATTGATGTGCTTGCTCTTAATTTTGCTAAATCTTCGTTTTGTTCAAGCTTTTCATCAAACTGTTGTTGACCCATTAACTGTTTTGAACGGTCTAAATCAATTTTTTCTTGATCTTGTTCACGTTTTGCAGCATCATTCATTGCTCTAAGGTCTAATTCTCTTGATTTTAACTTAGCAACCGGATCATTTCCAAACGCACCCATAATTTTATTCTCTTCTTGCTTAAATTCTTCGGTCATTTCAGCAATTAATTTAGCTTTTCTAGATTCTAAGCTCATTGACAGAGACATAATCTGTTGTTGAATGTTTTGATCCTGTTGCATCATAGGATTTTGAGCCATCGCTTGTTGTAATTGCATTAATTTTGCAATTTCTTCTCTAAATTCTACCTCTAATTGCTCTTGTGCCATTAGAGATATGTGTTCAAAAATATTTTTTTCTAACGCAGCCATTACAATTGGATTATTTCTAGCAATATTTGTAGCCATAAAATTTAAATGCGTTGTGATATGCGCTTGATGGTCTTGTCCTTTAAAAGCTTGAAAAGGTTTTCCAGACATTGCCATAATATTTTCCGCTGCTGGGTCCATCGGAGCAGGTGGTTGAGGTGGTGGTAAAATTTTATCAATATTTTTTACACCTATCGCCGTGTACATAGCATGAAATGCTTCATATAGATTATGCATTTGTGGATTAGACATTGCAAGTTGTAATTCTGTTTGTGCTAAACTAATTCTTTGAGATTGAGAAAATATATTTGGATCTGCAACTGGAATAATATCTATCTTATCATCAAAATCTTGCACCTTAATATTTCTTTGTCCGCCTACTACATCGTACGGATACTCAGCTGGCAGATAAGTTTTAAAAACTCCAGCCAATAATTGAAACTCACTTTTCATCGCCACATACAATCTTTTGTGTATCGCGGACATGACTCTGGAACCACGTTCTAACAGAGCTATAGTCGTTCCAACAGCTGCTTGTTGGTTGCCGTCACCGACCTGCATGTCAGCGATGGCGGCAAATCTTTGCCCTGCCTGTACCACTATACCCATCAACTGTAATAAAGTTGGTGAAGGTTCTTTAAATGGTAATGGCATAAATGCATCTTTGATACTTCCTCCAGGTGCATCTACATCTCTGAATTCTCCAGGTTGAATTGCTTGTGCTTCATCTCTAACTCTGATGCCACGTTGCTTAAATCCGGCTGGTAAATTACTTAAAGTTCCTGCGTCCAATAATTGACGTAAAGCAGTGGTTGCTGTTCTTGATAGTCCACCAATCATATGAATTAAACCAAAACCATAAAAACCTAATCCAGGTAAAAATTTAAAATGAACAAAATAATCTATTTTAAGTTTTTGTGGATCTTCTGCTTGATAGTTTCTTCTAATCGATAATATTTGTCTGTTTCCCATTTCAAGAGTAACAATGTATGGAAGTTTAATTCCAGTTGGTTCTCCTTGTGAGTCTTTATCTTCAAAACCTTCTAAATCTAAGTCGGTATGAATTTCTAAAATAGTGTAGATATCTTCATCTCTAGTTTTTTTAACGCCTTCTAATTCTCTTTCTTTTTTTTCTACTTCAGTTTCTTGATTGTAACCAGGTGTTAATTCTATATCCATATAGAAACCTGATACTTGTTTTTTTCTTAATTCGTTCTCTGACATTTTAATTACGTGTATGACAGCTTCTGCATCTTCTAAAGAGGTTGCAGTATATGGCACAACTAAATCATCAGCTGGAACAAATTTTGAAACAGCTCTGCCTAAAAGTTCATCGTAATAAACTTTTTTAAAGGCAGAGCCACTAAGAGGGAGATAAAAAAGCATTTGATCGAACTCGGGTTCGTACTCCTTCATCACATCCATGAGCTGATAGTTCATGAATTCTTTAACTCTGTTTGATTGCTCTTCTCGAGCTCTATCTGCAAGTCCAACTATCTGTGTATGCACCGGACCAGTTGCAGGTAATAATTCTTTATAAGCTTGCGCTTGAAATTGTGTTACAGCTTCAGCTAACACTGGGTGTGTTGCACCTGAAGCTCCTTGAAACGGTTGTGTAGGGTTTTCATATTTAAATCCTAATAAGTCTAAACCTTTTGTGTAACTATCTTCCCATGATTTTCTAGAAGATTTATATTGCATGTAATTTGCTGCAAGTTCAGAACCTAATTTACCCAAAACTTCTTCTGGTAATAGTTCTGCTAAGTTATCAAAGTGTGATTCTGTTCCAGGTTGATTAACTGCTTCTGGATCAAAACTAATTGTTGCACCACCGTCTTCTTCTTGTGTTACTGTAATATCATCTGGACCAACTTGTTCTTCAACCGTCTCTTGCGTAGCTTCAACGATTTCGTCTTCTCCAGGTACTTTAATTTCAGTCTTTACGTTTGGTAGCGCTTTGTCTATATCTGCCATTTATATTCTCCGAGTTCTCTATTGTTTTAACCTGTTTTGTAGGAACATTCAACCCTTGTGGATTAGGTCCTCTCAAAGGTGGTATTTCCTTCCATTTAACGTGTTGCATATTTGCAACAAGAGTTTTATTTTTCATTATCTAAAAAAATCTCCGTCTTCTCTATCTCTACCAGTAAATAATTTGTATCCTTGATATCCAAGTGTACCAAGTGTTGCTAATCCAGCACCAATAGACAATGCAGGCAATGCTGCTGTTCCCGCTAAACCTAGTGATGCAATACCAAGTAATCCTCTTGATGCTCCAGCTTTAGCAAAAGCTTTTACTGCAGGATTCATAAATGCTGCTCCTAAATAATTTAATGGGTTAGTTGCAGCTTCTTCTAGATCTTTACCAGCTCTAATATCTTGTGCAACATAACCAACAGTTGCTGGCAATGCTACAATCGGTGCACCAAGTGCCCATAATCCTTTTCCAAGAACACCTTTACCTAATCCTAATGCTGCTCTTGTTCTACCTACACCCTCTGGTAATGGTCCAGTTTCTCCAACACCTCTTGCTGTTTGAAAAACTTTTTTAGCAATAGGTGCAGTAAGTCCTGCTGCAGCGGCAGCCTCTAACTTAAATTGATTGTCTAGAAAAATATTATCTTCAACACCTCTACCTAATTGATCTACATCAGCAATTAACATTCCTTCCATCTGACCTGTATCAGTTAGATATGTGCTTGGATCATCGCTTTTAAATTGTTTGACTAATGCACCAGCTCCAGCACCCGCGGCTACAGTACCAAGGCCCAGGGCGATTTTACTAGCTAAACTACCTCGAAGTAAATTAGGGTTTTCTTTTATTGCTGTTAAAAATTGTGTGCCTTTATTTTTTATTTTAGCTGCAACTCCTTCTGTCTTGTTCATATCTTGAGCAAACTTTTGAGGATTTCTTTTTAAAGCTTCCTCTACTTCAACAACACAACCAGTTCCTCCATTTGCAAATCCAATACGACCGCCTGCCTTTCTAAAAATTTGACAAACCGCTCCACCTTTTGCAGCATCAGCTAAAACATCTGCTCGATATTTTAAAAAATTATCTGCCATCTTTGTTATTATTTTTTCTTGAGAAGCTAAAGATTTAAAAGAAACTTTTGCTTCTTTAAATGTATCTTGTAGATCTGGATTTTTTATAAATTCAAAAACTCTTTTGTAAACTTCTGGAAATTTTGCAACTGATAAATTAGTTTTTAAATTAAATGGTTCAGCACCATAATTTTTAATTCTACCGTCTGCTGTAATGCCACCAAACTCTTGTGGTAAATAACTTTGTAAATTAACAACTGCCTCTAATGCTTTTTTATTTCCTTTTTTATAGGCTTGTCCTAAAACTCTATCAAACTGTGCTTTAAATGCACGTTGGTTTAAAAATTCTGGAATTGGTCTTATTTTAATTAAATTCATTGGGTCTGCACCTTCTTTTAACTGTCTAATAAAAGTCAAAGGCACAGGATGGTCTAAATTACCAACAAAGTATTTTCCAAATGGTTGTTTTTTTACTTCTGCCATTTGTGTGTAAAAATTATCTAATTTTTCTAATAAAGGTTTTAAATTTTTGTCACCTTTGTATGCGTCTATAACTAAATTCTTAACTCTATCTTTTAATCTAACGCCAGTGTTTTTAATGGCATCGTGTACTGTTTCTAACTCAGAATTATTATATTGTTTTAAAAAAACAGCACCTTGATCACCTATTCTTTTGTAAATATCGGTATATAAACTTTGTAAAATACTTTTAGCTTCACTAGCTTTAATACTTAAGTTTTTTGCTAAATCTGCAAGAGATGTTTTTTCATTTACTAATAAATAATTAAATATTTTTAATTTATTTGGATCAATTTGTTTTAAAGCTGATTTAATACCTCCCGCCTTCATGGACTTAGATTTATCATAAACTTTAAAATCTTCTGTTTTTTTAAATTGATTAAGTTCTATTTTTAAATCTTCAATTGGACCAAAAGATTCTTTTTTATTATATCCTCCATAAAACAAAGCAGGTGTAAAGTTTCCTGCTTGAGTTTTTCGAACTACAAAACTCACTCCTTTATTTTTAAGTTTATTAACTCTATTTAATTTTGCTATTTTTTTATTTAGATTATCTAAACCTTTTACATCATCTGCCATTACGACATGGTCTGGAATAGGTGCTCCTCCTAATCTAGCTGCTTCTAATTTAGTTAAGGGTTTTGCATAATCTCTCCCTTGAGTTAGCATTCTTTTAACTCTTGCAAAATTTGTAGCTAAGTTTCCGTCTAACTCTTTTGCTATCTC